TCTACACAGTCTTCATCAAAAAAGTGTACAAGTATTTCTCTAGGACGCTTGATCTTCATCCATACATTTGGAAAACTCATGCAACCTTCTTCAACTACATTTGTCTCAGCAGTGTGTTGTAAAATAGTTGGGTTCATGCATAAAATTGATTGTGTCTTGTCCATTGTTTGCATTACAAACCAACGTGCATCAGTAATGCCAACTTGGTTACAGCTCATGCCAATTCCGTTGTGACTACGCATATAATCCACTGCTTCTTCTTTTAGTTCTTTTGGATTAAATTGTAGATTTTCTAAATCAATTTCATCACATCTTGTTTCTAATACTTTATTTGGATGATATACTAATTTCATTTTTATTCCTTTATAGTTTTGCTTCTTGTGCAACTTGTTTAACAAGTTCTACATCTTTTGGATTACGATTAAATCGCATTGCCCAGTGTTCGGGATTAATTACGTGGTATACTAATTCAAGTTGCTCATCGTTAAATGTACTTAACATCTGCTTGCCTGTTTTACAATTCAATATGAGCCAAGGTGATATTTTACCATCCTTAATATGCCACACTGCTCTATTAGCACTGACATGTTGAAAGTAATGATTCCACGGTGCAGGTTTATGCTCGTCAGCCCATTCAGACATTGTCTTTACTGCACGTTCGAGTGCTGTGGCTACATCTTCTTTTAATATAACCTGTAGTGCATATGCTTCATACATTTCTTCTTTACACCAGTGATCAAGTTTAACTCCGCTAGTAACAACATGATCAATATACTTTTCTGGATACAAAGGTTTGACATTATTAAGAAAAGATCCAAACTTTACAAATGCATTATAATACTGACTATTGCAAAAGTCTTGGTATGTTTTTTCTTTCTTAGTGCCTGCACTTAATTTATAGAATCTTTGAAATGCATAATAACCATAGCGTACTCGCTTCTCATCTTTTTGTAATGCTCTGCGCTTCTTCTCACACATATGCGCTGCAAGAGTTTTTTCTCTTACATATCCGCTACCGCAGTATTCACATACATATGGTTTATCTGTCATGATAATGTTTATCAAAAAGTATCTGAGTAGTTTTTTTTATATTTGCAGGATCAAATGAATGATTTGTTGCAAATGATTCTTTTTCTAACCAACGATAATCGTTATCGGTTGCGTCTCGAACTACTGGGTCTAATTTTTTATCTGTCAGTGGAATAATATGCATCATCGGAGTTCCGGCCTTGATTAAATATTCACCAGGTTGATCAGTAAACCACATTTGAATATTTAATTGCGGACTATTAGAAACATCCCATAAACCAGCTACTCCTCTAAAGAAATGTATATCAGGGTATGGTATTGGGTTAACTAATAGTTGCACTCCTTTGGGTGCAATTACTCTCCACGGTGAATTTATTTTTATTACTTGCTCTAGAAAACCCGGAGGACGATGGTCACCTATAGGTAAGTGTAGTTGAACAACTTCATTCCCAAGTGCAGATAGTAGTGACTCATTACTAACTTCCCATCTAAATATTGTTTCTGCATCTGGACGTATAATCATAAGTAGATCAAAAGGAATAGGTACTATATAACCTATCTTTAACAAATCAAAAATACCCGGACATCTACCTACATGATTAGGATACGGAACAAGTTCTTTTGCTTGTTTATACTGAGTCATAACACTCTTAATCCAAGAGAACTTAAATTCGCTGGCTGGCTTTATTGGATATAAATCAGATATGCCTGGTACACGGGAAACAAATTGTAGTTTAGGTTTAGATATTAGTCTGTTCAACAATTTCTTTAATTTCCTTTGTTGTATACATTGTAGCTAATAGTTCTAGCTCATCTTGTTTCATATTAGGATACAATTTTTCTAGTGTCTTAATATTATTATTTGATGAACCTTTTTTCTTAAATCCAATCCAAGGATGATATTCTATCTTACCTGTATTACCAGAGATACAAAGTAACTGCCATAACAAGTTTTTATGTTTACTTTGTATCTCATTATAATTTTTATTATAGTATTCATTTGTTTTGAATACTGCTAGTTCTTGTTTTTCTCTGTTGCCTTGTACACTTGCCATATAACGATTGAGTAACCAGAATGCTACTTGCTTTTTTTCGCTATCGTCTAGTTCATTGTAGATGTTCTTTGCATTCATATCTAATGCAGCAAGTACATCTTTTACTGGTAATTTTTGTGCCAAGCGTCTACATCCTCAGGTGCGTTTATCTCTATACCTTTAAAGTATACACTCAAACAACCAATTTGCCAACCACTTTTTAGCCAGCGTAGTTGTTCTAATTTTTCTACACGTTCTTCTTTTGTAACATTCAATCTATGGTACATATGTAAAGGATTTAATTTATATCCATACACACCCAAGTGCCAGTCGCCATAACCAGTCATGCCTCTACCAAACCATAGTGCTTGGTCACCTGCTCTTACTAACTTGACTGAGTTAGGATCATTTTGCATTGCTTCTGGCATCTCTGTAAACACTGTTGTCACTGGGTAGTTCTTTAAGTGCCACATGCACTTATCAATACACTCTGGTGTTACATCAGGCATGTCGCCTTGCACGTTCACAAACTGATCGTACTCGTTAAATTTACGACTACGTATTGCGCCTGCTACTCTTTCAGTGCCGTTCTCATAAGGTTCACTATCGATAAAAAAGTCTGCGCCTGCTGCTTGAGCTGCTTGGGCAATTGACTTGTGATCAGTAAGCACGTACACATCATAATCTGTTTGCTTACATGCTTCAACTACACGTTGTATCATAGTCTTGCCATCTAGCATACATAGCGGCTTACCTGGAAAGCGTGTGCTATGATATCTAGCGGGTATAAGAATAGCTGACGATGTCACTTACCACCTCCTCAAAGTCTTCTAGTCGAAGCATATTCGGACCGTCTGATGGTGCGTTATCAGGCAGTTCGTGTACTTCGAGGAAGAAATTTGATACCCCGAGAGCAGCCCCGCTACGAGCGAACCCAGGAACAAGATCACGATTCCCGCCTGAGCTACTACCCTGCCCGCCGGGTTTTTGGGCAGAGTGTGTACAATCATACACAACAGGCACATCAAGATTGCGGAGCATCCAATCAAGACCTGAATAATCAACAACAAGGGTATTGTATCCAAAACTAGTTCCTCTCTCTGTTACCCAGACTTCTTTAGCGTCTGTAGTCTTACTTAGCACACCTTGCATATCCCAAGGTGCTAAAAACTGTCCTTTTTTGATATTTACAACTTTGTCTGTTGCACATGCTGCTGTAATAAGATCAGTCTGTCTACATAGGAATGCAGGAATCTGTAGTACATCCACTGCATCGTTATATTGATTTGCAATAGCATTTACCTGCGTAACATCGTGTACGTCAGTAAGTGTCTTTACATTATATTGTTTTTTTATAGCAAGGAAATCTGTAAGTGTAGCATCCATTCCCATGCCGCGAATACCGTTAGCACTAGTTCGATTTGCTTTATCATAACTAGCTTTGAAATAGTATTCAATACCTAATTTATCACATACACGTTTACATTCTTTTGCAATAGCAGCAGATTGCGCTAACGATTCGTGTTGACACGGTCCTGCAATAATTCTCATTTATCATCCTTAATTATATAGTAAGTAGTAATAAGTTGATCCATTTGTTTCTTGAGAGTTGGATTATCATCTACCAAGTCACATAGTGCCAACCATTCACTATAATCTAATAGCCTACCTTGGGCCCGAGCAACAGCACCCGGATCACCACCAATTACCCAACGAGGTATATTGTTGTGTGGCGGATCTCTATACTTTGCATAAACTACACCATTTGCTCTTTCGTATATCAACGGCTGTCCGGGTATAAGTTTATTTGTTTTTGGATCTTTTTTCAACCACGGTTCCACTGGTACGCCTCACTATATCGTCATGATTAAATTCTGCCCAGTATAGTTCAAAAGCGACACCGTCTTCTAGACCTTCGAACTGGTGAATCTTGCCGGGCTTTACTTGTGTAAAGTAAAGTGCTTCGAGAATGGTTTCGTCTAACAAATCTTGATCATCTTGCCATACACGCACAAGCATCTTACCTGACTCTACAAAGAAGCCATTCCATTTAAATTGATGTTCGTGTTCTGAACATTTAAATCCTGCTTTGTATTCGATACGGTGAAACTCTAGTACGCCGTTTGCATGGATCAATTCTGTTTGACCCCAAATTTTTCCTGCTTTCATTAGTTATTCCTTTCGTATTGTTCTTCAGGTAATTGATAACTTAGCCAGCCTGTACAAATCCATTTT